CAGGGAAGGTTCGGTAGATGTCATCTTGCTTAGAGATGACAACGCATTGGTAATCCATGCGATCTACTGCCCCAAACCACCCCTCCTTGTTTCGTGACAGAAACGTTGCGCAGTTGAGTGAACCGGTTTTTTCGGAACTACTCTTCTGCTTGCTTAGCGCACGTTGCGCAATTTGTGCTTTTCCATGACCTGCCGGAAGCTCAGCGGCTCGGGGCCCGGGGTCGGGATGTACGTCAAGCGCTCTATCTCAGGCGCGAAACCATCCTCCGACTCCAGACCCACGTCCGCCGTTGCCGTCCGACTGTGCAGGCCTATCCGGTAAAACTCCTCCGTGGTTGGTTCCACCAGTTTCAGCTTCATCGCCGAGTGCCGTTCTTTTTGTGAACGATGCTTGCGAATCTGCTTGACGTTGGTGACCTTCCGCTGGAGGTACGATGCCGGATTGACGTCGATGATGACGGCCTGCTCCCACACGCGACGTGTGCGGATAAGCTCCTCGCTGAGCTTTGGCCCCGGCTTCCCCCTGGTTGGCTTCCACAATTTGGCATTGTGGTTGAGCGTACCCAGGGCAGCCTTCTCCATCATCTTCCTCTTCTCCTTGGCGGTCATCCCGGGTGTCGAGACGTCGAACACATCTTCCAGCTTCACGTCGCTGTTGAAGAGTACTGTGTCCACCGTCTTTAACGCCCGGTAACCGTCCAGTGCCGTCGCCGCGTTGGTACAGACGTCGGAGGTTGTCGTTGGCGGCATGAACTGCTCCACCACCTTCCGCGTCTTCCACGCCGCCCTGTCTGCGCCCAGCGGACGAGGGCGCTCCTTCCCCCAGTTGAGGATGATCCGGCCCGCAATGCGCAGGTCCAGGTCACTGTTCTTCTGGGAGGTCGGATCGACGATGGGAAGTCCTAACCCACCCAACCACTTTGGCATGAACCAGGGTAGCCGGGTAGCCTTCAGCAAAGATCGCTGATTGCTTAGGAACTTCTCGTACGCCGTTGCCTTCAGCCGTTCCGGGCACAGGTTGATGAATTCGTTGGCTCGTGAGCCCACGTTTCCCCAGCTTGTGTCCAGTTCGGTCAGAACGAAGGCACCGTCTCCTTCACTCGACGATTTCTTCTTACCGAGCATCATCCCCATGTGGATGAAACCGACCTGCTCGAAGGAGGAGACCCGCGGCCGAGCCGCAGGGTCATCGTCTGTGATCAATGTTGGCGCATGGTAGACAAACATTCGACTGTTCAGCGTCAAGAAACGCGAGTCGAAGTATGTCTTTCCAATGGATGACTCCAGCCCGAACAGGGCCGTCACCTTCTCCCAGATCGGCAGGAGGGCCAAAGGCCCTTTTGCCGTTCCGAGTGCGCCGATATCATCTCCATTAAAGCGAGCACGTATCTTGTGCAGCGAGATCCGCTTCCCCTCTGAGAGTTCCATACTCCAGCGGGTCGCGGCAGCGTTGGCCACGTTCAGAAACGGGAACGATACAATCGAACCCATTAGCTGACCCGCCCACTGCTGGACGAACGCATCGTCCTCTCCCTCCGGCCAGACTGCCTTCTGACCGGTCGCCTCCTCAAACATCTGGAGAAACTCCGATTTCTGCTCAGCACTCATCTTGGACAGCCCGAGTCCGATGAGATGGCCTGTCAAGGCCCGCTTGAGCAGAGTACGTTCGTCGTCATTCAGTCCCACCACCGTCGCAAACTCGTCTGCGGCGAAGTTGGAGACCTCCGACCGAATGTTGTTCGTCGCGCCCTTGTAGTCTCCCGAGAGGAAGCCTGTGTTGTACGGCAAAAAACCGTCCACAGGCAAGATGCCTTGCATCTCCTCCGGCGACTCCGGCGTCCCGATCAATCGGAATGCCTGGCACTTCCGCATGATTGTGTGCATGAACTTGAAAACGTTCCGCAACACAAAATACGTCAGCGGTGGCCCCTTGGTGATGTCGCGCACCTTGAGTGGCTCAGCCAGGCTCACAATAGCTGTGTAAG